TTCACCTTGTTTTTGTTTCTCATATTGATCTGTACTATTTTCAAATCTATCAATTAGAGTATCACACAACTCTGGTGATATTACGTTATCATATCTCCGAATGTACGTTTCCATATTTAAATTCCTTTTCAGCGGCTTCATCCAATTGTTTCATAACTTCTTCAGTAAAGTAGTCTTCTGGATTGTTAATAATAGTTTTACCAAATTGTGTTTTACCATCTGGTAATTCTATACGAGTAGAAACTTGTTTAAATATACAATACTTAATTGCAAGTTCTAATAAACCATAATATCTGTCTAGACCTTTATCATATGACAACCTAACATCTACCATTTTATTTTCTATTGTTAAACGTGACTTATGGTTCTTACAGTGAACAATATTACCTACAACTTCTGTACCATCTTTATCTTTTTTCTTAGATAAGAACACAATAGATGATGCTGCATATTTTAATCCAGAACCACCACCCATTTCTTTTGTTGGAAATAGTGAACCCATAGAATCATAAGTATGATTAGTAACAACCATAGGAACTTTTGCTCTACCAAGTTTTAAAGTCAATACACGAAATGCAGCTTTGAGAACTTGAGCTCTTGTCATATCTCTTGTTTCTTTACCATCAGAAGTATCTTCTACTTCTTTGGTAGTTGATAACATACCAAGAGAATCTAAACATAACATGATAGGTTTACGATCAGCTTCATTCTTTGCAAGATATGAATCTAATACTTTGATTGCCTGTGTACGAAATTCTTGAACTGTAGTTACTGGAATAATAACCATTCTTTGTGGATCAATACCTCTATCAACTACCATTTGTTGTGTAATTGCACTTTCACTTTCAAAATACAAAACACCAGCATCTGGATTGTCATCTAGAAAACTTTTAACCATTCCCATAAGAAAAAATGTTTTACCAGTTGCTGACTCTCCAGCAATTGCTGTAATTTTATTTGATGGTAAACCACCATAGATACTACCAGAAAGTAATGCATTAAAAATGTAACTTCCTGTGTCAATAAATGAATCAACATCACCAGCTTCCACTCCATCAGAAACTAATGATGCATATTCATTACCTGTAGTTTTGATTATATCTTTAAGAAAATTGCTCACTATATATCACCTTCTTTTCTATTCTCTGAACGAAAAGCATCAAACCCGCCAGGATAGCGAGACTCCAACTTCACTGTGTTCATGTCAATTATTTCTTCTATGTTAGTATTTAGTGCCAAACAAGCTTGGGCAATATACCACATTATATCTCCAAGTTCAGAACGTAAATGTTTAATTTTATCTCCATCCATTTCTTTACCTTGGAACAAACACTTTTTAATTATTTCATTAAACTCACCAACTTCACCAGACATACCAATACCAGCAGTAAGTAATCTTGCAGGATTAACTTCCTGTTCTTCTAGTATTTCTAAAGCTTGAACCATTTCAACCAAATCTTTTGATTGGTCACTTGTTACTTCATCTACAAAACTTACATAATCTTCTAACAAATTCATTTCATCTCCTATTTAATTGCAATCGCACCCACAAATGCATGATTTCTCCAGAACGGTTGTATATTAGAAAATCCAGCTCTAACCAACATATCTGTTATTTCATCCCAAGTATTGGGTTTCATCATGTGCCGTAAAGTTCTTTCTTTATCCATAATGTCATCAGTGGTAAAAGTTTTACGTTTATAATCATAATAATTAAATGTAATCATATCTTGCACTAATGCATTCTCACACACAGTTTTTTCAGAAAATATAAAAGCACCACCTTCATTTAAACCTTCGTAAATATTACGAATAACTTCTTTTCTATCTTTCTTTGGCATAAACTGTAATGTAAAGATAGATGTAACTAAAGAACAATTTGTAAACTGATAGTCACGAATATCTTCCATAAGAAACTCTACATTATGTGAATTTAATTCTTTTTTTCTTTTCTTTAGATCATCAACAAAACCATCAGCTATTTCTACACCAACCCAATCTGCATTGTTAGAGTGATCTACATTATAATCAATCATAGCTTTTGTTAGTTTTCCTGTTGAACATCCAATGTCAACTACAGTTGTATCATCTTCAACAAAGTATCTTGATAGAGAAATTACATCCTCTAGTAAATTAGAATAACCACGAATTGATTTTTCAATGTGTTCATCAAAACCTTCTTCTCTATGTGCAAAAGTAAAATCAGCCATTGTTTAACTCCTTATAAGGTTTTAATACCCTTTCATATATAGCATCTGCTACAGCCTTCATCATCAAAGGAGGCACCATGCGACCCATACGTTCAGACTTTTGTTCCCACTTACCTGTCAATTTAAAATCATCTGGTAAAGACATTGCTCTTCTAGACTCACATAATGCTAGTTTTCTCATCTCACTCCAATGAATACAACCACCAGAAGCCGTGATAGTGGGAGATGGTTTATGTCTTGAAATTCTTTTCATATTAAAGTGGTGACCTTTTGGATGGAAGTCACAGCCAGTCAATACTTTGTCTGGATCAAGTGGCATCTTAGATGCTGTTTCAAAGTGTGAACCTTTTGCAAACTTTTCAGTCAACATCTTTATTTCTTCTTGGTCATACTCTAGGTCACTAAATGCATCACCACAAGTAATAGCATCTGTAAACTTTTCTGGAAAGATACCAGCAATATTCATAAACGTAAGACCAACAGCTTCAGTTACATCTTCACGAACAGCAATAAAAATAACTCTCTTTCTAGTTTGTGGTACACCATAATGTGATGAGTCTAGAACCATAGAGGATACATCATAACCAATCTTTTCAAATGTATTTGTAATTTTATAATAGTATTGTTTTGCTTCACCCATCATAAGACCTGCCACATTCTCTGCAACAATTACTTTTGGTTTAATCTCTTCAGCAACTCTAAGAAACTCAAAAAACAAATCTTCAATGTTTTCTACTTTCTTACCATCAGAATACTTTTTAGTTTTACCAAAACCTTTTGAATGACCACCACCTTGAACAACTGCACCAGCCATTGAGAATGCAGAACATGGTGGTGAACCATCTAGAATATCAACTTCTCCAGCTTTAATATTAGCAGCTGTAAGTAAATCTTGTCCTGTAAGTTCTTTTATATCATCTGGTAAGATAGGAGTATTTGGATAGTTTTCTGCATATGTATTTCTTGCCTCTTCTACAAACTCATTGATACAAAGTATTTTACCACCTGCCAAACGATAACCTGTAGAAGAACCACCACCACCTGCAAAAGTAGATATTACATTAAACTTGTTTTGTGCTTCTCCATCATACACATCTTGTAAATTGTACTTTTTATATTTCATACGAAAAACTCCTCTAAAGTGTTCGTACTATTTAGCACGTTCCAATCCCTACATATATCCATTATTCTTTTTCTACTCTTAAAGTTTATTTCTTTATCATCAATTAGTGTTTCAAATAATTCTATTATACCACAATTTATCTGTAAGTTCAAGTGCTTTTTTACATTTCCTACTAATTTAAATTCATTAAATGCATATCTTACATGATGCTTTTGAGTGGGTTTATTCAGTTCATCCCAACTCTTACTATAGAAAAAGTTCTTGACACTATCAGTTAGATATGGTGTAATAAACTTTTTACTATGCATATCTGCAACTTTCTTGTGCCAATTATAACCAGCACACATATCAGGCCTAAAGTAGTTATCTCTAAACTTATCAAATAATTCCTGTGTATGTTTGAAATGCATCATGGCTTTTTTACTAATACCATAATACCCATCAGCTGCCCAACCAGATAATACTTCTGTTTCTTTAATTTCTGGATATACATATAGAAATGGATATACGCATTCAAAATGAGTTTTCTTTCTACAATCTAATTTTACTAGTCTATGAAAATCTTCAACTAAATTATTAGTTGGAACTTTGATACCTGTAAATTCCCACCCACAGATATCAGCAATCTTTTTAGCTTTCATGTAATCATATGACTCATGTGTATCTAAACAGAAACTATATGCGTGTATCTTTTTACCCAATCTTTGTGCAGCAAATGCCACTGAGATGGAGTCTACGCCTCCACTCAATAACACTGCACATTTGTCAGAAT